TCAGCGGCAGCGCCGCACTTGTTTTCGCAGCAGGAAATAGTCGTCGACCATCGTGCGCAGGAACGCATCGAAGGGCAGCGCCTCGATCTCGCGCACCGCGCGCTGGCGCTCCGCTTTCGTGTAGTCCTTGAGGGGCGGGCAGCTAGAAGGTGTCGTCTCGCAGGCCGTCAAGGCCAGCCCCAGGGCGATGATCGGCACCGTCTTTAAGCTGGTCATCCTTGATCTCCGAAATCCGGCGTGCTTCGTCCCGTTCATGGCGCAGGCGCCCGTTAACGCGCGCCAGCCAGACGACCGCGGCGATGAGCGCCGCGATCGTCAGGCCGAGGATCAGAGTGAGCCACATGATTATTGCCGGGGCTCAAACCGCCGGCGCAGCTTTCTCCGGCAACAGGACCGCCAGCAACCCGGCCGCGCCGGCGCCGATCCAGACGACGTATTGCCAGCCGCCCCAGGCCTGCGCGTCGATCCCGGCGAGCGCCAGGGCACCCGCGATCGCCGCCCAGGAGCTCGGCTCCTTGAAACGATTGAGGATGGGTTTAATGAATTTCATCTTGGGCTCTCCTTGTTGAAAACCGCGCCCACGCATTCCGCGATCGCGTCCGCGTAAACGGCGGCCAGGTCGACCTCGCGCGCCCGCGCCAGGTCCTCGTCGTTGTCGATGAAAAAGGGCTCCGGGATCAGCGCCACCTGGCGCACGCCCCACAGCAGATAGGCTCCCCGTTTCCTCCAGCGTCCGCTAGGCAGCCGATCACCCGCGATCGACTTAACCCGGCGGTTCGGGAGCCGCAGGCTGTCAACCAGGTGGCGTTGCAGGATCCCCGCGCAGGCCCTGCCCCGCGCCGAGCCGCGCGCGTAGAGAACCTCGGTCCCCGAAGCCCGCCGGTTGAACGCATTGCAGTGGAGCTCCACGAGCAGATCGCTCGCCCCATTCCAGCGCGCCACGTTGCCGCCGCCAGGCAGGTAACCGCCCGCGCTGGCCACGATGCCCCGCTCGCGCAGCAATGCCACTGTGCGGGCCACCAGCGGCTTGTTGAACTGCCATTCGTAGAGATCGTCCTCGGGCTCGGTGGTCGGCCCCAGGTTGCGCGCGCCGGGCGAGCGCTCCGAATGCCCGGTGACGAGTTTGACGGACGTCATTGGCCCACCCCCTGCACGACCTTGTGAATGTCCGCGAGCTTCTGGATCACCCACCACATCGCGCCGATCAGGCCGACGACGGCGCCGAGCAGCACGCCCTCGATGCGGCGCACCCTGTTGAAGATCGTCCTGTAGCGTTCGCCGCAGGCCACGACGTGGACTTCCAAGCTCTTCTTTTCGGCGTCGTCGATCATGGCTGGCTCGCTATTGAAGATTTGCCAAAACGGCGTTGATCGCCTTGACGTAGAGCGCGACGAAATCGGTTTCTTGCGCCACCGCGAAGTCGTCGTCGTTGTCGATGAAAAAGGGTTGCGGCAGCAATGCGACCTGGTTCACGCCGTGGATGATATGCGCGCCCCTGGCGTCCGCATCGACGGCCCGGACGCCGAGATCGGGCAGGCCCAGCTCGGCAACCAGGATGCCTTGCATGAGCTGCGCGGCTTTCTTGGCCGTTCCGTCAGTGGCCCGGTACAGAACTTCCGTGCCGCTGCGCGGACCCTCCGGCTTGCCGCTGGCAGATCCGCAATGCAGTTCGACCAACAATCTTGAGCGGTCTTGCCAGCGGCGAAATGGATTATCGCCGCCCGCATAGACTTCGGTGCGGCAGGTGAGACCGCTATCCGCACGGGTGAGACGCTTGCCGACCTGATCGGCAATCGCGTAGTTGAAATGGTATTCGTATGTATCGTCGCGCGGCAGCATCGTCGGCCCAGGATTTCGGGAACCGGGTGAGCTCGGCGAATGGCCGGTAAGAAGAATAACGTCGTGGATGGTGTCAGCCATAGGGTGCCCCTTGGGGTTACGCCGGCAAAATGCCGGTATCGAGGATTGTGTTCTGGATGCCGTCGACGACGCGGGCGATCGGGCTTTGATCGTAGGAACCGCCGTAGGGAGTGGTCACGCCATCGATGACGAAATTCGCAAGCGCGTTCGTCTTGAACCAAATCAGCTTGCTGTTGTCGTCGGGGTCTGCCTGGTCGCGGGTCGTTACACGGCAACCGGTCTCAAACACCAGATTGGCCCAGAACTCATCCGCCACCAGGAAGAAGTCGGCAAACTCGCCCGTATTCCCGCCAATGTAGTTTTGCTTGTTGCCGTTGCCGCCAGGGCTGGGCCGGAACTCGATGGCCATCGTCTTATTTCCGCCGGTTCCGCGCACCACTTCGAGGTTGTTCCCTTCGATCCAGCAGCCTTGCGCGTTTTCCAGGGAGATCATGGCCTCCGTTCGCGTGCCGCCGGAAAATCCGATATTGCGGTTGAAACAATGATGGTTCGCGTTCAAGCCCTGCGTCGTGGGCGCGGTGTTCCGATAGAGCCCGCTCGAATTGAACTCGTTATCGACCATGTGGATCCACGAACAGTCGGAGCCGCCGATATTTTCGCCCTGATTGCGAACGCAGAAGCTATCCGGCTCAGTCGCCAAGTCGAGGTGACGCCAGGAGCAACCCTCGACCAGCCCCATATTCCAGCGTTCCGCGTCGACGCAATATTTGGTGACGCCGGCCATCTCCCAAATGAGGTTGCGAAACTTGTGGCCGTAGGCGTTCTGGTTGATCTCGTCGTCTGCGGCGAGGCCGAGCCGGATCAAGGATTGCGGCTTGATCGTATCCGAGCTGTAGAGCGTCGGCCCCTTCATTATCATTTCGCCGCCGCTGGTCGACGTGCGTAGCACCGGATTGTAAACGCCGTCGAGTTCGATCGGCAGACCGCGCCGCATGACAAGGCCAGAGCCCACGTCGTGCCGCCCGTCCATGCAGTGGATCCTGCCACCGTGCCTGGCATTCACAGGGACGGCAGGGCTGCCGCCGGTCTGCACGACGGGGATGCTGTCAAGCGCATCCTGGATGGACTGTTTAGCCCATCGTCGGGTTTGCCCGTCGTATTCGTCGTTTCCGTTGTCAGGATCCACGAAGAGCTCCGACGGATCTCCACGTTCTGGCCATGTCGGCATGCTAGATCCCCCTTCCTTGCCTAACGTCGGCGGGGCGTCGCTGTATTTCATCGGGTGCGTTTGACTTCGCCCAGCCGAGCCGTGATCTGGATTTATTGGCCTCTGATTTTGCTATGGCTTCGGTGTCGAACGGCCCGGCTGTGACGCCTTTCTTGCCGTCCTCGATCGGCGTTACGAGCCAAGTCGTGCCCTCCACCCCAACAAAATCCTCAACGATTTCGACTTTTCTCGCCATCTACAGTGTCCCCAACGCCAGAATTTCGGAGCGCCCTTTGTAGGTCGGGTAGTAGACAAACTGCTTGATGTACCCGCCGTTCAAGCTGGTCGTGACGCGGCCAATTCGGAGCCGATCTTCGCCGGTCGGCATGTTCGGAACCGCCGTCTCGTGATCCAACTCGATGCCATTCTCAACTTTGGTCACTGTGGACGCGGGCTTATCCCATCCGATGGCCACCTTGAACTGCCCGGCGGCGTTGTCCTGCCAGGGCGTGGAATTGGCGTAATGCTCCCACTCACTGACACCTGCTGCATAGATGCGGGAACGCAGCTTGCCGGCGCGGAATGCGCTGCAACTCGACCAAATGGCGTTTGTGACAAAACTGTCCGTGTCGCCTATAGCGAAAAGGTCGTGATCGACACCTTGATGGAATAGGCTGTTGGCGGCGGAGGAGCCGAGGTTTTCGATAAAATCAACCTCGACGACGATGGTGCCCTCGTCAGTATTGTACAAATCGGAAAAATCGGTACCGGTGATCGTCACCTGATCGGTGCCCATAATGACGGTGGACGTAACCGTCTCAATCAGCCCGCCCGGCCCGGTCGGCACACCAACAGCGCCGTGCACGTCAGCCCCAACGAAATCCACTTCGATTTCATCGCCGCTTGTGACGATCCGAAAGCCAAATTCAGGGTTTGAGGTCTTGGTCGAGAGAGGCAACAGCGGCGTGTACATCTTAAACTCGCTGGCGGACAGATCCTCCAATTCCTCCCAGGTCGTGCCGCCATCGTCGGTGAACTCGACGACGCCAGTGCCGGTCTTGCGCTTCACCCAAAGGCTGATCCCGTGGTAGCTGTTGCCTGTCACCAGAACCTGAAGGCATGTGCCGTTGGCCGCATCAGCCGTGAGTGTCGAGCAGGAATTTGCGACCCCATCAAGCCCGGTCGCATCCTTTGCCGCCGTGATGTTCGACTTCACCCAGTTGGCCTGGGTCATGTCCCGGCTGTAATCGAGCGGGTTGTTAGCGTTGCTGATGATGTGCAACCCAAGCGGCAGGTTCGTCGCAGGATTGTACGGAAAACGCGGAGTGTTCGCCGCCCCGGCATTCCATGCTTTGCTCACACCAAGCCAGTGGTTTGTCGTCGTAGCATTGACAAACGCCGGGGTTGGCCCGACGCGCGGAACCAAGGTTCCATCGGCGGCAAACTGGAGATCGAGCGTGCGCCCGTCGCCAGCGGCCGCCCCTCCCGCCCGCAACGGCATCATCATCCGGCCTGGCGTCACCAGCATCAGGGCGTCACTCCGGCGCTCGTCGGCATGATGTAGAGGTTGCCCGACGAGGTGCCGTGCCGGATCACCGCGACCTTGTCGCCATCCTTGAGTGGGGTCCACACGATCTGGTCGGCCGGCAAATACTGGCTGTCCTTGTCGTCGACCGCCGTCGGCGCCGCACCGATCTTGTAATGGCAGGCGGCATCGGCGACCAAGTTCGCCCCGTCGACTTCGCCGAGGTCGGCGCTGCCCGTGATGGCGATCGACGGCACGCTTGCGGCGCCGATAGCGATCTTGTCACCATCGTCGAAGCGCGACGCCACCATCTGCACAGCGGCTCCGCCATCGTCTCGTGGCATCATAGTCATGGTTTCGCTCTCCTCTCGTTGTCGTCAGGCGATCCGATCGTCGATCCAGCGATGCAGGACAATGGACAGCGTGATCGCCTTGGTCGTTCGGTAGGCAACCTGCTGGCTTGCGTTCGTGCGAACGTGAACGTTGCCGCTCGGGATATGTTGGCTTGTCGTGTCGGAGCTGCCGATGATGCCCGCCCCCGCACTGCCGGTGCTTTCCGTGTAATCCGGTTTGTCGGGGTGGTGCACCCAACCGGGATTTGACGCGCCAATACCGATCGGACCCATGCCCCAGGCGCAGAAACACGCGTATTCCTTGCCGGCCGGCACCGAAAGCGTGCCTATGGTTCTGGTGCTGGCCACGGGGGCGTTGTTGATATCCAGCGTGCCGGTCCGCAGTTCGATTTCAAGCGCCCCGCCGGCCAAGGCATAGCCGTCGAATGGCAGGAGATCGTCGCTGCCGTCCGTTATGTGTCGGTAGACCTCGCGCTCGACCGTCCAGCCGCTCGGAACGTTCGTCCCGGTGCTCGACGTATCGCCGAAGTAGTCGACCGAGGCGTCGGCATCCTTGGTGATCGCGAAGATGTAGTAGGTCCCGCTCGTCGGCAGCGCCGCCCCGAAGCCGCCGGCGGCGTCGCCCTCGGCAAACGCGGCGTCGAACTGCTTGGTGAAAGCCGGCAGGGTCAACACCTTGGTCCCGGCGGCGTTCAGGCATTTGCCGGCGGTAAACGAGATGTCGTGCGCGGCATCCGCCGCACTGGACGGCACGCAACCGGAAATGAAGGCCTGCACCAGGGCGTGGTCGGTCCAGGCCGGCAGCCCGCCGCTCTCGCCCAGCACCTGGGCCGTCGCCGGCGGGGCGAGCAGCGCCGGCACGCCCGAGGCCCCAAAGAACGGAATGTTCCCCGCGACCTTGTGCACGGCGTGCACTACCCAGTCGACCGCGTCGGCCGCCATCTTGGCGAGCGTGACAGATCCGTCGCTCGGCACGCTGGCGAAGGCGGCCCCGTAGCGCACATGAATGATGCCCGTGCCAACCGGCGGCGGCACAAGGAAAGTGAGCGTAGTGTCAGAAAGCGTGTAATCAGTGAGCGGGACTTGGCGGGCACCGTCGATGAAGACCTCGGTCACGTCGACCGATGCCGGCGCCGTCGAGAGCGTGAAGTCGGTCTCGTTGGCGTCACCGTCGAACAACTCGGTAACGTAGGTGAGCGCGAGGGCCGATATGTCGGTAGCTCCGGCGATCGGATCGCCCGCCCCATCGAAAGCAAGCGTCTTTCCCGCCCGCGTCGCCTTGTCGGGCAGCGTGCCGATGCCATCGGGATCGCTCTCCGCCAGCACCAGCGCCCGGTCTATCAGATCGGCGATTTGCTGCATCAGAACGGTGAGCTTGTCGTCGGCGGTTTCATGGCCGACCGGATCGTAGTTTCCAAAGGCGCGCAGATCGCGGAGCTGGGTCGCCGGCACGTCGCGCACGATGACGACATTCTTTGTGCCCGCCACCGCCGGCGCCGGCGGCGCGGTGACGAAGTTCACCTTGCCGCCATCGGGCTCGCCGACATTGGTCACGCTGTAATGCGTCGTCTCGGTCTGCAAGATGCTGTCGACATAGACCTTGAGATCGGCGCTGGCGAAGATCTTGTTTGTGTAGTCGAAGCCGGTCGTGGCTCCATTACCCAGATATGCCCAGCGGTTTGTATCGACGGTGATCGTCATTGGGCGAACTCCGATGGCGGAATGATAAAAGTCTGGCCGTTCTCACGCTCCACACGGTTTTCAAGGCGCCGCAGATAGCCCGGCGAAAGCGCCTCGGAGATCTGGTAACCGATCAGGTAGTCGAAGGCCGGCTTGACGTAGAAGAGGTTGGCGAAGGGCGTGTTGGTGAGCGCCAGGCGGAAGGCCGCCGCGCTCGGATCGTCGCCCTCGCGGATCCGGCCCACCAGGTCGAATATGTCCTGCACCCCGCCCAGCACCGGCCCGGCGGCCGTCGTCAATACGCCGCCGCCGAAGCGGTTGCGCATCTCGCCGAAGAGGAAATCGCCGTAGATACCGGCGCCGCCACCCTGGGCCATGGCGGCGAACCAGGTTTCCGGGTCGCGGGGATCGCGCGGCGTGCGGCCCTTGAGCAGCTCCTTGGCGGTCATCGCGCCGTAGCCGAAGAGCGTCGTCATGGCGACCATGCGGGCCAGGCCGGTCATCTCGCCATTGCCGTTGCGGATCGCCTGGCCGAAGGTGTCGGCGCCACGCCCGAAGATCTCGCGCCCGCCGGCCTTCTGCACGACGGAAAACGAAAACCCCTTGAACAGTCCGACATGCCGCAGGAGCTCGCCCTCGACCGTGCCGGGCCGGGTGCCGCGCCGCATCGTCGCCAACGTCCGCGCGTCGGGCCGGATGACCGCGAACTCCGAACGCTCGATGAAATAGGCGCGGAGCTGCGTCGGGATCTCGCGCTTCAAGCGCGCGATCGCGGCAGCCGTCGCCGGGCGGCCCTCGAAGGCCAGAACGCGCTCGAAGAGCTCGTCGCCGAGATCCTCGATGCCGTCCGGGATCACGTAGTGGCGCCCGTCCTCCTGGCGCGTCGCCGCCTTGCGCACCACGTTCCAGCGCGCCTCGTTGAGCCCGTAGAGCGATAGCGTGCGCGTAAGATCGGGATCGAGCGCGCCCCAGGCCACCGAGCGGTTAAGCGCCAGGCGGTGCGACATGGAGAGCGCGGCGGCGCCCGTCAGCGTGTCGGTCCACCATTGCAGCAGGTTGAGCTTGAAGAATTTTTGCAGCAGCCGCGACCAGCCGCCCGGCAGATCGTCATGGGCGGAAAAGCGCGAGCGCACCTCGCCCCGCGCCGCGTCATAAACCACGCCCAGCGAGGACAGGATCTCCAGGCGCTCGCCCTTGGCCTTGCCTTCGAGCAAACCCTTGAACGCAACGCCGATCCCATCCAGGAAGCCGCCGCCCTGATAGGACAGTTCCGAAGCGAACAGCGGCAAGTCTCCAAACGCCGAGAGCGTGGCCCCGCCGAGCTTGGCCATCGACTGGCCGGCCCGCACCATGGCGTTGATGTTGGCGGCGGTCACGTTGCCGGGGATCCGCGTCGTGCCGTCGACTTCCTGGAAGCGGTTGGTCAACCAGCTCTGCGCGTTGGAGAGCTTGAGCTTGGCTTCGGGCTCGCCTTCCAGGCCCTTCAGGATCTGGCCCGCCACCGTCCAATCCTGCGGCGCGCTGCCGCGCGGGCCGAGCCCGAAATTGGCCTCGGCATTCGGCCCCAGCACCTGCATCATGCCGGTGGAGCGGGCCACCCGCTCCAGCCCGTCGACGAAGGCCTCGCGCAGGCTGCCACGGCCGAATTGGGCGTTGTAATCGAACCAGTCGTCGGCGCTCTTGAAATGCAGCACGCGCTCCTGACTCAAGCCTTTCGCGATATTGCGGGAGCCCTTGAAGCCGGAGGCTGGATCGCCGCCCTCAACTGAGGTTGGCGAGCGCTGCGCCTTGATGTGCACGCCGCTCGCGAGGTTCTCATAGACCTTGTCGAGGAAGGCCTCGATATGGACGTCTTCCGCGTCGGGCAGCGTCCGTTGCCAGTCGATGCGCTCGCGAACCGCCGTTTTCCAGGCGTCGCGGCCGGCCTTCAGGATCTTCCGTTGGTCGTGCGACTGGCGCACGATGTAGCCGCCCAGCCTGCCGATCGCAGCGCCGGACCTGTTCGCGTCGAGCCGCGCCTTTTCCTGCCATTTGTGGATGATGCGCCCGATCGCCTCGGCCTCGGCCGGGATATCGAGCCCGCGCAAATCGGAAGTCTGCCCAAAGGGAAGGCTCTCGTCGCCGAGCTTCCACAGCGCCTGCGCGATCTCGCGGTCGAGGGCGCCGGAATTGAGCACGCTCGTCAGCTTCTCCCGCTCCATGTCGGCGAAGAAGCCGCCGAGATAATCGCCCATCAACGCCTGTTGCGTGGCCGCGACCGAGAAGCGCGAGCCCAGCCGCGAACGGTTGACGCCGACAAGCAGGCTCTCCAGGCCGAGCGCCGGGTCGTTGGGGAACTCGCTGCGCACGAACTCGACCGCATCGAGGCGCGCCCGCACGTTGAGCGCGGCATTGCGGCGCTCGATCTTGACGGCGAGCGCGATCTCCTCCGCCAGCTCCTCGGCGGCGGCGCCGGCGGGATCGGGGAAGAAGCTCGCCGTCTTGGCGCGGATCTTCTTCTGCAGACCCTCCAGCAGCGTGTCGAGCTCCTCATCGGAGAGCTTGCGCCCGGCGGCCTTCTGGATCGAGGCGATGCACTTGTCGAAGGAAATCGTCATGGCCTCACCCTCTGGCCCTGGCGCATGACGCCGCTTCCTTGAGCGCGCGGCCATAGGCGTCCGCCGTCTCAAACAAATCGTCGAAGGGCTTGAGCGCGGCGTCGACGGCGCCTTCGGCACCGAGACGCGCCTCGATCGCCTTGGCCTCGATCAGGATCTCGGCCGTCAGATCGTCGGCGAAGGCGAAGGGGTCATCAGGCATCGCCGCGAGATCGGCATCGGCGCGTGCGCTGGCCTCGGGATCGGCCACGCGGATCGCCTCGACGCTGTCGAGCCGCGCGGCGGCGCTGTCGAGCTCGGGCTCCAAGCCCGTCAGGTCGATCATGCCCTCCTCGCGCAGGAACTCCGGCGTTTGCCGGAAGCGCGCCCGATCGGCCTCGGCCAGCGCCGCGGCGACCTGGTTGTCGCTCATGGTCTTGGGATCGATGCCGAGCTCGTCGAGCTCCTGGGCGAAGGCCCGGCGGCGCTCGAAAGACGCGGCGAGCTCGACGTCTTGCGGATGAATACGCGGCGGTGATCCCTGGAGCTCGTCGACGAGCGCGTCGATCAGCTCCGGTACGGAGGGGCGTTCCTTGAAGAAACCGAACTCGTGCGCCACCTCGCCGATATCGTCCTGACGCTGTCCAGCCTTGGGCCGGCGAAGCCGACCCGGCGCGCCGGCGGCACGGAGCTCGCCGCCCGGATCCTGGATGCCGCCCCGGTCGATGATGAATTGAACCAGCGTGCGCGGCTGGATGCGAAAGCGCTCGCCCTTGCGGAGATCGGCCAGCATCTCGATCAGGGCCTCGCCAGCCTCGATCTCGGCGCCGGCTTCGCCCCGCGCCGCGCCATCGGTATTGACTGGCGCCGGCGTCCCTTCGGCGTCGGACCGGCTCATGAAACGCGCCGGATCGAGATCGATCTCTTCGCCGCGCACCGCGCGGCGCGCGGCGGCGGCGGTCAGATCCTCGGCGGTTCGTGGCAGCGCCGTCGTGTCCATCAACGAGCGGCGAAAGCCCGGATCGGCCTTGAAGAGCGGGCCGAGCTCCGGCGTCTTGCCTTCCGCGAGCTGGCCAACGACGACGCGCAACGCCGCCTCGCGGGTGCGCCGGTCGGCGCGCGCCGCCGCATAACCGAAGGAACCTTGCACGGCACCGGCGGCGACATGCAAACCGCCACCGAGGAGACCGCCCACCGCTACGTTGAGCAAGCTGTCGGCAAGTCCGTAATCGGCCTGTTCGGCGTCGGCGGCGGCCGCGATGATCGGCTCGACCAACGCCGCGCCCGCGACACCCTCGACGGTGCCGATGCCGGCGCGGATGCCGGTCCGGCCGAGCGCAGAACGCGCGCCTTGTAGAAGTCGCAACTGTCTTGCCGCCCCGAAGACTGGCAGGAAGGCCGCGCCCACATTGATCGGATCGACGGCGGAGGCCAGCAGGGATACGGCAAGCCCCAGCGTCACGGAGCCTGCCGTGGTCGGCGTGCGCGCGATCGCGGCCTGGCGCTCCGCCTCGGCTCGCTTGCGGGCAATCAGGATATCGAGCGCCGCCGCGCGGATCCCGGCGACCGGGATCTTGAGCTCGACGCCGGCGGCCTCGACGCGCGTTTTGGCTTCGGCCTGCGGCAGGTTACGCGAGAGCGGCTCGCCGGCGCGGCTTACGGCGCCCGACGCAAACGGCGCGAACGGGCCGCCGCTCTCCGCCAGGCCCTCGAAGAAGCTGCCGGTCTGGCGCGGATCCTCGCGCTCAAGCTCGGCGGCCCGGAAGGTCGAGGCGAACGGGCTGCGGATGATCGCTTCGAGCCCGGTGGCGCGGGTGAAGTCTTCCGTCGCCGCCTCGATGTCGAGGATATGCGGCGCCGGTCCGCGCTCGATCCCTTCGGTGAAGAGCGTCATTGCACGAGCCCCCGCAGAAACTCGGCGCCGCGCTTTTCCAGACGCTCCTTGATGCGCAACGCCTCGTTGGCGGCGCCGAGGAATGGCCCGAGATCCTCCTGGCTGCGCTTGATGTCGACCGGGCTCACCACCGCCCGCCCGGCCTGCGAGAGCCCGGTCCAGGGCACCTTGACCGGTTCGCCGTTGACGGTGACCGGCCGGCCGTCGCCCCAGAACAGAATGAGCCCGTCCTCTTCTGGGGCCGAGCGCCAGGTGCCGTTGGCGCGCAGTGAATTGATTGCTTGTTGGCGCGCCGCCTTGCGCGGGATGGCGCTGCCGCGCGTGACGATATCGAACCGCAGCGATCCCAACCAGTCGCGGTTGGACAGAAGTCGCCGCGCGCCGACATTGACTTCGCTGACCTTGAGATCGCCCAGCGCCTTGGGCACCCGGTAGCTGTCGAAGATCTCGTAGCGGTCGAGGATGACCTCGCGCGCCGCCTGGCGCGCGGCCGCCGCCACATTGCGCTCGCCGTCCGCGATGCGCCGGAGTGCGAGCAACCGGACCGCGCCGCGATAATCGAGCGCCGTCTGGTCGGCGCCGATATGCCCGGCAAAGGTGCCCTCCAGGGGCCGCAACGCCTTGGTTACCGCTTCGTCGATCTTGACGCTGTCGCCGCGCTGGAGCGCCGCCAATTCCGTGAGCTTCTTCTCGCCGAGCTTGACGGCGGCCGCCAGCCGGTTGGAGGCATCGCCGGCCGGCATCGTCGCGAGCACCCGCCCGGCCGGCGACAATCTCTTGGCGAACTGGCGGAACACCGCCGGGGCGGCCGTTCCGTAGCGTTCGTTCAGGTCCTTGAGGATCGCGCCGCCGGTCCGGACGTCAATGTTGCGGAAGCGCTCGACCTCGCCCTGCACGGCGATCTCGGGCAGCACCTTGCGCAGCGATGCCGGCACGCCCATGCGCTCCTGGGCGGCCAGGACCGAAGCGACATACGCCTGGGTCGCCGCGCGCCGGGCCGCCGGGCTGGCATTGGCATCGCCGAGCAGCGCAGTCATGGCCTGGAACTTGGCGCCGACCGTTTCATCCGAGGCCACGACATGCGCCGCCGGATCCTTGGTCAGCGAGATATTGCGCGCCCGCAGCGCCTGATCGAAGGCCCGCCGGCGCTGGCGGTTCAGAATGAAATCCTTGTCGGTCTTGGTCTTGGCGTTGAGCTCCGCCCGCAGCGCCTTGACCTCTTCGGGCGCGGCGGTCCGGAGCTTCACCATCATGTCGCCGAAGCGCCGCGCGCCCTCCAGCGCCTCGAACATCTGGCCGCCGCGCCGCTCGCCGAATTGGCGGCTCAGCGAGACCTTGCTGAAACGCTCGTCCTTGGGCACCTCGCTGCCCTGCGCCTGGAGCCGGGCCAACCGGTTGCGGGCGATGTCCAGCGTCTCGCGCCGCGCCGTGGCGCCCAAGGCCTTCACGGCGCGCTCGGCCTGGAAGATCAGCCGCTCGCGGCGGCGGGGCGATATAGCATCAAAGACATTGCCGCCGCGCCCAACCGAACGCCCAAGTTCTTCTGAGCGCTTTCGTGCTGCGGCGGTGGCCGCTTCGATCGTGTCAAACCCTTCCAACTTGCGACCCGTTTCAGGGTCCTTACCCCCCGCCCTCGCGATATTCTCTATTGCCTGAGCCTGACTGACACGCTGGCCGTTGAATATCGTCGGAATGTTGGTTGCTCGCCCTCCGTTGATCCGCCGATCCGTGACGGTCACGGTTTCTTCGGTGGAAACCGAACCATCAGGGTTCTGCAGGACCCTACGGCCTTCCCGCGTACGGCCGCTAACCGACCGCAACACTTTCAGCAAAGCGCTGGGATTGCTGCGCAAGATCCTAATCGCTAGCGTTTCACCGAGCTCGGCGCGGAAGCCGCGGCCGATGCGCTCGGCCTCGACGGCGGAGATGTGCCCCGCCGCCTTGGCGCGCACGAGCTGGTCGGTGAAGCCCTGGATGGAAACGGCGCGCTCGGCGGCGCTCCCGGCCTTGAGCGCATCGGTCAGGAACACGCCGCGCGAAGAATTGAGCGCGCCGCGCGCCTCGTCGATCTCCTGGCGCCGCGCCAGGCGCGTGATCGCCAGCATCTTCGAGGCGGTGATGCGTGAGAGGTTGCGCTGAAAGATCGGGCTGGTTACGCGGTCGAGCGCGGCCCCGTGGCGGGCCAGGATCTCGCGCGACTTCACATCGAAGCGCTGGGCCTTGGTCTTGTGATCGGGATCCTTCTCGAAGGCCGCCTGGAGCTCGGAAAGCTCCTTGATCGCGCCGGTCTCCGCGCCGGCCAGCGCCGCCGTCCTCCGGGCGGTAACTTCGACCTGAGCAAAGCGCGCGACCCGCGCGTCGAGCTGCGCCAGCGAGCGGTTGACGTCGCCGGCGCCGGTGATGTTGGGGCTGACCGCAACGTTGGGGGCAACGGCGGGAAGCTGGCGGCGGGCGAAGATGCGGGGGATCGTGGCCATCGCCTCACGCCTTCTTGGGCGAGGCGCCGCCCAGGAGATCGCCGGCGCGTGAGGCACCGGTCAAGAGCGTGGCGCCGGCGCGAACGAAGGAATTGCTCTCCGCGAAATCGCCCTGGACTTTCAGGGCCGAGGCCTTGGAGCGGCCGCGCGCGGCGCCAACGGCGCCGCCGAAGCGGATCGTCTGCGCGTCGAGCTCGGCCTGCGCGGTGTTCTCCGCCAGCACGATCAGCGGCGCGCCGGTATCGCCGCGCACGCCCGACGCCCCGGCCTGGGCCAGGCCGGTCGATATCAGCGCCTCGCTGCGCGCCCGGTCCTGCTCTTCCGCCAGCGCCGCCGCGTCGATCGCCGCCTGCGCCTCGTCCTCGGCGACCTGGGCGTTGAAATCGGCGAGCGCCGCCTGTTGTTGGCCCTGCGAAATGGCGGAGGCCGCGCCCACGGCACTGGACAGGAGCGTCGCGCCGACGGCGACTTCAATCCCGGTCATGGCGCGATACTCATGGCCCGTACCTCGAATAGGACACGAAGGGCTTGTCGAAGGGGCCGACCCAGCGCGTGATGCCCTCGGGCTCGAACCCAAGCATGAGCGCGAAGCGGTGGCCGGCGGCGAACATGAGATCGACCTCGGCGGCGATGCGCCGCAATCCCGCGACATGGGCGCGGCGGATGACGTCGAGCGACTTGCGGAGGATGGCGAGCCAGGCGGCGCGCGGCACCGCCCCGATCAGCATCCAGGCATAGCCGCGCCAGGCGGTCTGCGCCACGACGCCGCCGCAGGCGACCACGCGCACGCCGTGCACGCCAGTCCAGGCGAAGCCGACGGCGCATAGATCCTCGGCATAACCGGCGTCGCCCAGTTGCGGGCCGAGATAGGCCTCGGCCTCCTGGAGCGTGCCAAGTCGTGGAAGATCGTCCGGCACCATGGGACGGAAGCCGATCATGTCGCCCCCTCGCTCATGTTGGGTGTGCTTCCGTGCTGGGGATGAGCGACGTGATTGTGCAGGGCAAGGGCTCGTCCTGGACGATCGTGAGATCGCCCTTGCGGTCGAAATCGCCGTCGTAGTTCACGTGCTTGTCGCCTGTAAAAAGAGGGATCGCCGTGTCGCCGGGCAGGCCTTCCGGGCGCGTCGTGAGCGTTTGCAGATCGTTCTCGGCGGGGCCGTATTTGCAGCCGGCCGACCTGAAGAAGCGCACGATCAGCGAGGCGACGCGCTGCTTGGCGCCCATGGTGGTGACGCCCTCGCCGCCGAGCTCGCGCCGGGTCGGCACGATCTTGGTGCGGTAGCCGAGCCCCAAATGGACGGTGGCCGCCGGCTGGTCGAGGGTGGCGGATCCGCCGGTGACCAGCTTGGCCGCCTGGGCGGCGCCGTCGCCGCAGATCTGCGCGGTCTCACCTTCAAGATGATCGGCGCCGGAGACGGTCGAGACGGTGAGACGCCAGTCGGTGGCGGCGATGACGGCAGTGGAGGGAAAATCGACCAGGATGTCGGCCGTGACGTCCGTCCCCGACGTGAAGCCGGTGATTTTGGCCACCGCCGTCTTGTATTTGACAAAACCGTTTTCGTCCTCGGCGTCGGCTGGATCGATATAGCGGCGCTTGATGAACTGGTCGACGTCGCCGGCTGTGAAGACGGCAGCACCTGCAAGGAATGTCACGCCGTCGCCTGTTGTGGCGCCTGGGGTCAGCGTGCAGGCGTCGGTGCCGGACGCGAACTTGCCCGTATTGTCGAGGGTGACGCCGAAATCGACGAAGAAACTATCCTCGACCGGCGCGTCTTCGGCCAGGCCGTCCTTGAGATAGCAGACATAGCGCTTGGTGGCGCCGCCGATCGTCAGGCGCACGATCGCCCAGAGCTCGTCGCACACCGCACACGGGATGACGCCCACGGCCTCGACCACGGCGCCGACTTGGGTCAAGTCCGCAACCGGATGCTCGTGCCACCCGGTGATGCCCTCGTCGCGTTGGTAGGTCAGGCCGAGCAAACGGCCATCCGTCCGCGTCGCCCAGTTGATCCGCGCCGGGCGGCCCTGATAGGCGATCGAGGTGATGCCGCCGAGCAGCAGGTGTTCCGCACGCTGGGAGATGTCGGGATCCTTGTAGCCGTCCACCTCGAACGAAAAGGCGAGCTCGTGCAACGCGCGCCCGAAACGGTCGACGAAGAGCGCCGCCGGATTGATGGTCGCCGGCCGGAGATCCGCGCAACCGGCTTCGGAGGCCGGCTTGCGATCGGGCGTCGCCGGGGTGATCGGCTCGTCGATACCCTTGCCCTTGAAGCGGTGCACCCCGCCCAGCGTGCCGGCCAGGAGGTGCTTGGCGCCGGAGGCGAGCCAGAACACCGAGGCCGACTTTGCGGCAATCGTGTAGGGCACCGGATCGGCGTCATTGGCGCCGGGGGTGAAGGTCTCGAAGAAGGTCGACTTTGACAGGTCGATGCGCGCCGGGTTGACGGTCGTGCCGCCGCCCAGCCCCAGGCGTTGCTCGTGCAGGGTGACGGCGGCGGGATAGCCGGTCGTGTCCGACCACAGGCCGAGCCGCCAGGCGGCCGAGGCGGTGGTGCCGCCGAAATCGACCAGCACGTCGGCCACGACGATGAGCTCGCTGGTTCGTGCCGTGATGATCGCGTAGCCCCAGTCGCCGCCGATCTTGACCGAAACCAGCCGACCCACATCGCTGTCGAGGAAACCCTGGCCGTCATTGATCCCGGTCACCGCCGAGGCGGTCAGCATGATGCCGTTGCCGGTCGCGGCCGAGGGCGTGAGGGTCGTGACCGTCGTGTTTTCGTCGAGATAGGGACCGTCGATGAAATTGACCGGCGAGAGCGACCAGGTCGTATTGCCGCGGCGCTCCAGCCGCCGTGCCGGATAGCCCGGAACGACCAGGTAGAGCACATCTTCGGTCGAATGAAACTTGATCCGGAAGCGGCCGGCCTCGTCGAAAAGGTCGGCCTGGAGATAGGGCGTGCGCAGCTCGATCGGCGTGTCATTCAGGAGATCGACGTCGTCGATGTGAAGCACTTTTTCCTGGCGCGCGCCGGCCGCCCGGAATTGCACGTAGAAGGTCGTGACGCCCGGCGTGAAGGCGATCAGATGCTCGCCGGGTGTCCGCACGGTATCGAGGATCTCCGCGCCGGTGGTCGTCGTGCCGATGCGGATCTCCAGCTCGTCGCCCGGGCGGCCGTCGCAGCGGAAGCGCAAACCGTGCTCGTTGTCCTTGAAGCCGGCGCCGACCGTTACGGCCTGTTCGGCCCAGCCGATATCGTCGGCGGCGGTGCCATCCGGCGTCAGCGTGAGACGAAGTCCGACCGCGTCATGGCTGATCGCGTTGGCGCCGCCGCCGGTCGATTTTTCGTCCCAACTCGCGATGCCGGCAGTGAAGTCGCCATTCGCGATCGCGGCGTCGGTCGCCGGCACGACGATCTGACCGTGATCCCGGAAAAACCTGAAATAGCGGTCGCCGGCCTCGATCATGTAGGCCTGTGTCTTGTCGAACTCGTATTCGATCAAATGCGTGCGGTTGGCGCTCGCCTTGATCTCCGAGACATAGGCCAGACCGCCGCGCCCCTCGGTCGGACCGTGCGGCCAGGCCCAGGCGTTGCGCATGAAACGGCAGGAATGATGGTACCAGGCCAGATCCGGGCGGCCGTCGAGCTTGCGCGAGATCGCGCCGCCGTTGAAATGGGTGATGATCGGGCGCGCGCGCGCCATTATTCGTCCCTCGCTTCGAGGAAGCGCGAGCGGAAGGCCGCCGCCGGCGTTCCCTCCTGGGCGTCGACCGAGCGCGCCTCGCGGAGCGCGTCCTTGTAATCGGCCTTCTTGTCGCGCTCGATCTCGCGTGACTGGGTGATCCGGTAGGCGCCCTTCCAAGCCAGGCGGGCGGCCAGCACGTCGACGAAGAGCGGATCGAAAAGCGCGGGGTTGGTGACGCGGATGATGCCGAGATATTCCAGCGGATCGCCCTCGTCGGTAAGGATATGACGCCCCTCTACCTTGAAGTCGGCATCGAGGCCGTGGCGATCGGGGTTAAGCTCCACGACGCGGAGCACGAATGGATCCTGGCTGAGCTGGTATTGATTGCCGAAGCCCCAGTCCGGCGTGCCGTCGAGCGGGGCGGAAAAGCGCTCGGTTGCGAAATTCCAGTTATGGGCGCGCAACGTGGCGTCCCGCGTATCGTCGAACAGCACTTTCATGGCGCTGGCCGCCGTGCTGTCCGGCTGGTCGTGATCGGTGATCGGCTTCGCGCCGAGCATGCCGAGCGCCAGGTTCTCGATTTGGGTGACGGTGGCCATGGGCTAACCGGGTGCGGCCCCGGACTGTTCAGAGCAAGGTTCCGGAGCCGCTTCCCCGCTTAGGTGCCGTCGCTGTACTGGATGCGGGCGGCGAGCGTGCCGGCCGCCGTGCCCACCGTGGCGCCGGTGAGCGTGACGTCGTAGAAGCGATTGGGATCCGCGCTTTCGCCCAGCAACTCCCAGAGCTTCATCTCCGCCTTGTCGATATTCGCCGCCGTGGCTTCGTAGAGCAGGCTGCGAAAAGCGGCGGCCGAGCTCAGATCGACGGCCGAGGCGAAGAAATTGTCGTCCTTCGCCGCGCCCCCATTCTCCGCCGTTTCGTGAAGGCCGAGATTGTAGACGGTGCCAAGGGTGATCGCGTCGTTGGCGATCAGGATGTCGGAGATCCGCCAGGACGAATGGACCGCGCCCAGCCGATAGACGGAATCATCATCGTCGGCCGCGGCGACTTCGGCCACGCCGACAATTTCGCGGAGCCGGCCACCTTCGAGGTGTACCGGGTTCATTTTGGCGGGGCTCGCATCGCGGTTCGAGACCACCGTCGCTTTGGTGTTGGCTACTGCCATCGTTCGTCTCCTTCAGTTTCGGTTCGGTCCGGGGCGCCCTGTGCACGGCGTGCACTCGGGCGCCCCGGTCAGCTCACGGTTTGGTCAGCCCCGGATCAGGGTTCCACGCAGGCGATCTCGACGACCTTCTCGTCCTCGACCCGCGTCGCGCCGATCTCCCACTCCATGTAGATCTGCGTGTTCGACTGCTTGTCGCGGCGAGGCCCGACATCGACGAAGGGATCCATGTCGGCGGCGACGCCGATCCCCGTCTCCGCCCAGGCGAGGTTGAGGCGGTCGCCGCTGCCATCGGTGAGAAGCCGCGTCGAGGGGATCCAGTGGAAGCCCATGAATTTGATCTCGCGCGGATTTTCGAGCGCCTTAGCGGACACGAAATCGGCGGAGATGACCTCGGTGATGCCGAGGAGATCGGTCCACTGTTGCGGACCAGCCGCCCAATAGAGCTTCTCATTCTCGACATCGACATCGGCCTCGACGAACTTCTGATAGGTGTCGAGGATCTTCGGCTTGGTCAGACCCGTCGCGGCCGCCGCGACTTTCTGCGCTGCCGGCAACGCGACCGATGCCGCGGTGTCGTCTTCGTCGATCGAGAACGCCGTGCCGTTGGCAGCGGAAATCACCGCGTCGTCGAAATCCCGCCCGAACGCCCAGCGGAAGTTCGTGACGTAGCGGTTCTGCGGGTTCTTCATCATACGCCGCACGTCGGACCGGTCGATCATGTCGGCGATCTGGAAGACGTCGCGGATGATGCGGCGCCTGGAATGCGGCGTGTTGATGATCGGCGTGTCGCCATGCCGCGTGGTCTTCTTCTTCGAGGCGACCGAGCCGATGCGGTCGAAATATCCGAGCTTGCCTTCGAGCATGTCGGGGTTTTCGCGAACGGTACCGCGCAGCTTGGGGCCGCGCTGCTGGACCAGCATGATCCAGTCGTCTTTGAACTTCGCTGCGAAATTCTTGGGGACTTCTGCGGACATTTTCTGCCCTCCTATCAGTTGCTTTGCGGTGCATCTGCGGGAGGGTTGCCCGGTCTCCGGACCCTTCCTGGCCGGTCACGCCCGGCCTCATCGGCGGCGGTCTTTCCCGCTGTCAACCGGGGGCTGCTTTCGCGGCCTTATCCGGGTTCAAGGTCTCCTTTTTGGTGTCGGGGCCGGACCGGCAATCCGGTTACCCGGCCCCGACAACCACGGCGGGATTAGTCGCCGCCCTCCTCGGGCAGCAATTCGTAAAGCTGGGCGACCTTCTCGGTGATCGCCTTGTGCTCGGGGTGATTTTCTTTGCTGTAGGCCTCGTTCGCACGAAGGCGCGTAATCTCGGCCTTGATCGCGGTCGGCGACTGGAAGTCGGCACCAATACCGGCCGGCAACACGCCGTCCTCGGAGATCGACTGGCCGACCTTGGCGAAGAGACGCAACATGCGCGGATCATCCATCAGGAAGCGCCCGGACTTCATCTCGACCTGGGCGAGCTCGGAGGCGAGATCTTTGCCGGCGAAGTGGCGCATGGCGCGGTTGGCCATGTCGGTGTTCTTGTCGTAGTCGCCGCCCGGCCATTCGTTGCGGAGCGCCGCCTCGGAAGCCTTGACGAAATCGGCATCGGCGGTCTGCGCCTCTTGGGCGAGCTGCCCCGTGAAACCGTTGAAGCCTTCGGTCAGCACGTCGAGCCCACGCTGCGTCACGCCGGCCTTGGCGAGCAGCGGACGCATGGTCTCCTGGAAGGCCTTGTCCTGCTCGTTGGCCTGGCGACCTTCGGCCTCGGCAAAGGTGTAGGTGGCGTGATCGTCGGGCACGCCTATTTGCTTGTGGAAGTCGGCGATCGCGGCGTCGTCGGCGTCCTTGCCGGGCACCACAACCTTGTCGGCGCCGAGCTTGCCCTCCAGATCGCGGTAGGAGCCGATGACCTTTTCAGGCGTGTCCCAGCCTTTGATTTCCGCCAGGGCGCGATCGTCGTCGGAGAGACCGGACGACCAACCGTTCGGGGCCGGTGAGGGATCTGGGCTCGGATTGGGATCAGGGTTTGGATCCGGGTTCGGATCGGGATTTGGTTCGGGGCTCGGATTAGGATCTTCAGGCAGCATCGTCCATCTCCGTCCGCACGCCGTCGATGCGGCGGCAGACCTTGTTGAAGATCTCGCGGTGGTTTTCCACGTTGCCCTTCAGGAACCCGGAAGGCAGCGCGCCCAGGATCGGCTTGAGCGCCGTGATCCCGGTCCGAGCCAGCGTGTCGACGCCGCCGGCGTCGCCTTGCGCCTGCGCCGCCGCCGTCAAAGCCGCGAGCTGGGTGACACCGGCGGCCAGCGCCGTGATCCCCTCGCGGAGCGACTTCGCCGCTTCGGCATTCACCTTCGCCGCGTCGAGGTTCGCGGTGGCCATTGTGGCCCGCGTATAGTCGGCACGCTCCATGCCCTCGCGCAGCGCCTCGGCGGCGAGCGCCAGGTTCTCCGACACCGACACGAGCTGCGCGCCGGGATCCGCAGCAGGCACCGCCATCGGGGCGGCGGCCTTCGGTGCCGCCGCCCCGGCCGCGCTGGTCGCTACGGACTTCGCTGGCTGGGGTGCATCCTGGTTGCCCGGCTTGGGCTTGGCTGGTTTCTGCGGTTTCTGCGCCATGAGCCGCTACCGCTTGAGCTTGGCAACAGCGTCGAGGAACGCCTGGCGCTTTTCCTCCGCCGGCGACGGCAGGCCGTCGAGCGATGCGGCAAAGGCTGCGCAGGCGGCGAGCGCCTTGCGGATCTTGCCGAGCTCGCGGCGAGCGTGCGCGTCCTGCACGGGCGGCGGCTTGGGTTTCGCCTTGGGTTTCGATGGGTTCGGCATGGTCTAGTCTCCTAGCGTGGCGCGCGTTTGCGACGCGCGGCGGGCGATCTCTCGATCGGCGAGGTGTAAAAAACTGGTGACGCGGAGCGCGACACGGCGCTTGCCTTCCTCGTAGGCCAGATCCAGGGCGCTCATCCCAGGCTGATACTGTGTGCGGCCGATGCTGCAAAACTCCAGCAGGTCCGCCAGGGCGATCTCCGCTTCGGGCGAACCCTCGAAAACCTGCCGATAGGCCTGGGCAACACGTCGCTCTGCCGTCTCGGCGGCCTCCTGGCTGGATTGTCCGGTCTGTGTTGCCATCAGGCGGCCTCCGCCTGCGGCACGAGCCCGGCGGCCTGCGCTGCCGGCAGCGCCTGCTTGGCGACCACGGCGGCGTCCTTGGCGGCCTCTCGTTCCTCGCGGGCTTCGGCGGCTTCCTGGCGGGCCTTGCGCATGGCCTCGATCTGCGCCACTGGCCGCAGGAGCTCGATCGGAACGCCGACATTTTCCGCGACGTCGCGATAGGTCTCATCCATGTCCTGGTTGTCGAGGATCGAGGGGTCGGCCTGGATCGCCGGCCCCATGATGTCCATGGTCTGCGAGATCGCCCGCGCTTCGGAGAGCTTTTGCGCCTTCGAGAGTGGCGAGATGAAGGATGTCTCGATGCGGATCGAGCCTTCGGCCGCGCGCTCCTGGAGCGCCGGCGGCAGATCGGCGAACAGCCCGCCACGGAGCATGACCGAGAAGGTGCGGTCAACCAGGGGGCCGATCCATTCGCTTTCGAGCTGGGTCAGCACCGGCGACATGCTGCGCAGTTGCTCCTCTTCGAGCTGCAAGGACTGGGTCGCCGTCATGCGCGGGTCGCGCAGGAGCTGGAGAAGCTGGGCCATGAAGGCGTTGCGCACGCGCACCCGCCGGGTCTCGGCGCTGTCCTCGGCGACGTCGGGCCGCGCGCCGGTCTCGATCGCCCGGATCGGCGAGGCGCCGCCGCGCTGGAAGAGCTCGGAGCGGACATAATTGATCCCACCGGCTTCGAGCGTGATCGGGCCGAGCACCCCGTCGTCGGGCACGGCGAGCGACGGCTCGATGGTCTTCTCCGCGGCGATGATGCCGGCGCGGTCCCAGCGCTGGAGCATCTTGACGTCAGGTAGCGCCTTGTGGCCTGCCCCTCTGGCATACAGTTCGGAGGGCCGCTTGCGCCAGCGCGCGGTCATGTAGGGCAACTCCGGGTAGCCACTCTCCAAGATCTCGATCTTTTCGTCGATGTTGATCCAGAGGCTCATCACCGGCATCTGGAGCGCCAGCGGGCTGCGCGGATTGTGGTTCCGGCGCGGCGCGGCGATGTGGAGGAACGTGAATTTCTCCTCGGCGGTCCTGCCGTTGGCGGCCTTCTCGGCGACCTTGATACCGGCGGCGTTGCCCCATTGCTGGACGGCGGCGCGGGCGGAGAGCTGGAACACGTAGAGGACGGTATCGACCGTGCCGTCCGCGTCCTCGTACCAGTAGACGTCGGCGAGCGCGCGGCTGCGGAACAGCGGCATGCGGCCCGGCCGGTCGCCGACGAAGAAAGGCGAATTTCCGTAAGACGAAAGCTGGAGATAGAACTCCTGGGCGTTGAGCCCGAAGCCGCCACGGGGATCCTGATAGACCCTGAACATGCGCTTTCGGCTGTCGGCCAGCCAGAGCGCTGCGTCCTCGTCCTGGTTCAGATCCTCGTCCTCGAATTTGGATCCGAACCACTTGGTCGCGGGGTTGGTGGCCAGGGCATGGATCCCACCGGCCATGTTGTCGTTGGCGAGCTCGCCGGTGTTGTCGAAGACCTTGGCGCGCGAGTTGGCGCCGGGCGTGTCCTTGGCGATAAAGCCTTCGCCGGAAGGGAAGATGTAGTCGCGGATCTCCTTGAACTTGGCGTCGGCGACGATACGGTCGGCGCTCGCCGTTTCCTTGCGGTGGATCCACATTTCTGCGCGGTCGGTCATGTCAGGCCGCCCCGCTCAAGAGGCTGGCGCGACGCACCGGCGGCGCCTCTGTCACCCCCTGCCCCCCGGTCAGCAGCGTGGCGCTGCGCCGGGCGTTGCGGCCGACCGTCTCCAGGGTCTTGCGCCGCGCCTCTTCGGCCGCGCCCTCATCGGCGGACGGCCGGGCAGGCGTCGCCTGGCGCGTCGGGGTTTTCGATGAAAAGAGGCCCACCATCAGGTCCGCATCGGCTCGCGCTTTCCGATCAGCGTGTCGGGCGGGTTCGCGCCCGGTCTCGATGGGACCGAGTTAAGAATCGACAATTGGGGTCAATGTCAAAGCCTAAAATGCCCATGGGCATTTTAGTTGAGCGAGACGCCAGCGTTTCCGCCGATCAGTTTCACGGCTTGTCCAGGTACACCGTCTTCGCCTCGGCCGACTGCCAATCGATACTGACGCTGGCGAGCGCGCGACCGTCCACAACGAGGGTCACCTCGCCGAAAGTCCACAACGAGCCGCAGAGCGCCATCATCGCCTCGCCCACCGCGTGCTCAAAAGCCGCGCGAGGGCCGAAGAACTCCTCGCTGACCAGCTTCCGGATTTTCTCGCGCGAAAGTCCGGTTTTGCTTTGCAGGATCTTGTACGGGCAGCCCATAGCCCGCGCCGCCGCGAGCTGCGCACCCAGCGGCCGTTCGGCGTTGAATTCAAGCGCCTCAAACTCGATAGTCTTCATGGCACTAGCCCCCTCGAATAGCGCGAGTTTGCCGGCGATCGTCTCGCCAGCCGCCGCGCGGCTTCAAGTCAGACACGGCGTGGCTCTGCCCCCTCGCCGCCGCCGCCGCCGACTTACGGCCGAGCACGGCGTCGTATTCGCCGCAGGCCAAGGTGACGTACTGGTCCGCATCGGCGACATGCGAGTATTCATCCTTGACCGGCTCCGTCGTGTAGACCACCGAATGGCCCTCGATCGACTTGATGCGACGGTATCGGTAGCCTGCCGCGTAGGCTTTACGGAGCGTGCGGCAGCGCGGCGAAAGCAGGTTGCCAGGCACCTCGCCGTCGATCAGGCGCGTGAGGGTCTGGCGCACCGCTTCGAGCCTCGGGATCAGCTTGTTGGCGCCAGGCGCCGGGCGAAAGCGAATGCCGGTCTCCGAAGCGACGGTGTCGATCCATGCCGCCTCGCCCTCCGTGGTGTCGGCGCCGTAGGCGGCAGAGGGATCGGCCCAACCCTTGATGCCCTCGGGCCTCCAACCGCCGTATCGCTCGGCCAGAAGCTGGTTGAGCTGTCGCGAAAAGCGCTTAGGGCCGGTGCCATGCTCGCAGCAGAGCTCGTCGAGGGCGCGCCACTGTCCGTTTGGCAACCTCTGGCGGATGATGGCGGCCGGCGACAAACCCGCATCCGCCCCAATCAGGAGCGGCAGCGTCTCCACGGGTTCGAGCTCACGCTTGGCGACGTGGAACTGGTCGTTGAACTCCGGGAACACCGCCTTGCCATCGCGGTTGTAACCGAACTCGTTGAGGATCATGCGCTGGACGTAATGGGCGGGCTGATCCTTGACCTGGTTCCAGTAGTAGCCCTCCGGGAGGTTCGCGAGGTTTTCGCTTTCGGGATTGACGACGACCGCCCCGGCCGACGTGAGCACGCCTGCCTGGTCGCGCAGCATCGCCGGCGGTTGGCGGAAGAAATCGATCCCTTCGGTCCACTCGTTGACGATCTTGTTGTGCAGCCAGCTATCGAATTCCGGGGCGTTGCAGTCGGCCGTGACGCCGTACCAGGACGGACCGCCATCCTCCATATCGGGGTAGCGGCCGGCGCGGCCGCGCGCATAGGTCAAGACCTCCTCGGCCAGGGTGTCGAGCTCGTTTAGATAGAACCCCGTGGTCTCGAAGCCGCGCATGAACTCTTCGACATCGTGATCGCCGATCGCCGCGAACATGGCCTCGAAATCGACCTTCGAGCCGTCATTGAGCACGAACTTGATACGATGCGTCGCCGGGCCGTCCTTGGAGCCGGTCCAGGTACCGGTGTTCTGCGGCACGCGCTTCCACCACGAGGGCAGCGTCGAGCGCCAGAGCTGACGATAGGTGTTGCGGATCACCGCGACCCGGTATTTACGCACACCGTCTCGCGTGGAGGGCCGCTGGCGCATGGCGTTGGCAAGGTGCTTGACGAAGTTGGTCGTCGTCTTCCCCGACCCGATGGGGCCGTTCAGACACGACACCGCGGCATCGGCCTGCATGAACTGCGCGGAGACCGGCCCCGGCTCGGCCCAGCCGATCTTGAGCTGGCTCACCGGCGCCACCCCTGACCCCGATCGGTCGTTGCCCCCTTCCCCGCACCCCACCCGCTGGAGAGGATTTCGCCGCCTCGAAGAGGGCAAACAGGAAATCGGGGGCGCTCCCTGACACCCCCCCGGAGGGGACCCGGCCGGCCGCGCGCGTGGTGGATGCCCCCCCCTCGATGGGTCCCATATTCACCTGGCGAGGCCGCGCGGCTGGCTGGCGAGGGCGCGCGGCGAAGGCCGGCGGTTGATAGGGCATTAACGCCGTGGTCTGCGCAAGTCATTGATCGGCCTCGTTTTTTTGCGGTTTGTCCAACTGGTGCTTGTCCAACTCCGGCTTGTCCTTCCCGCTAACCCCTTGATTTTCCACGCTTTCCAATTCGATCACTTCGACCGTGACATCCCGCGCGCCATCCCCCGGCATCAAGGCCTGCGCCGTACCTTCCGAGACCATGAGCGTGAGCGAGACCAGGCCATGCTCGCCCGCGTCGATCGCGACGGGCTGCTTGGAATGCAGGTAGGGCGCCAGCGCCACCGAGGCCTCAAGCTGGAGCTTGGCCAGGCGGTAGAGCTGGTCGAACTCCGGCGACGTCGCCCCGAACTCCGCCGCCAGCTCGTAGAGGTTCGCCCCGGCAAGCCGCGCCATGCCTTCGAGCGGCGAGCTGTGCCGGGTCAACAGATATTCGGCCATCGCCTCGGTTGATTTGTTCTTCGCGCCGGGCGGGCGGCCGCGCCCGCGCGGCTCATTCCCATCCGCCCCAGCCTGGTCGGCCTGGTCAGCGCCGGGCGGCAGCAATGGCAGTTGCTCGGCCTCGGCACGCTCGCCGGCGCGCGCCAATGCCAGGTCGAATGCCGCCTTGATCCCCGATTTCTGATCCATCGAATAAAACCCTTATATTTTAATGCCTTAAGCCGTCATCACCGGCCCTGTTACACCCCTGTTACAGTTTTGTTGCAGTAGTATTGTTATATTTCAATGACTTAGAGGTAGTGTAACGCTGTAACGCTGTAACACGTGTTTGCCTACGTGCGTGCGAGCGCGCGCGCATCCGTATTTTTCCGTGTTTCAGCGTTTCAGCGTTACAGCGCCCGTAACCCATTGATATCACTCGATAGTACTGCAACAAACCCTGCAACGGGACTGTAACAGGCACCCTCCCCGCACCCGCGAGGCGAGCAAAGCCCACGCTCCAGCGCAACTTGATTGGCTTCAGGAGGTCGGGAGTGCACGCCGTGCACATGCCGCCGGGTGGGGGCCAGGTCGTGCGCCGGCGAGATCGCAGGCGGCAGCGCCAACCCAACCGTTGGGTATTTTTCCCTTGACACTGCCCAACCGTTGGGCTTACTAATACCCAACCGTTGGGCATTCGGCCGGCGGGACACGCAACCGAGGAGCAAACGAAATGCAAACCGAACGCATCCGCGAGGCCTTCGAAAGCGATAGCGATCTCTGGATGGTGATTAACGCGCTCAACGACAAGGCGCACGCCTGGGAGAACATCGCCGACGAGCTGCCCAAGCGCTACAGCGAAATGGCGGCGCAACTTCGCCTTCAGGCGGCCCAGGCCAATCGCATAGCCGAAACGCTGGTTGAGATCACCTGAACCAAAACGGCCGGCGCTGGGTTGCACCCCGCGCGCCGGCCGCCATCCCTCCGAGCCACTACCACGCAACCAAGAGGAACCGAGAAAATGGCACACAAACGAGACTTGCACCAGGACGTGACCAACCAAATCATCCGCGCCATCGAGGCCGGCGCATGCGGAGACCAGTGGGTCATGCCCTGGACCGCCGGGGCCGCTGGCGGCATGCCGCACAACGCCACCACCGGCCACCGCTACCGGGGCGTCAACGTCGTGATGTTGTGGTTCGAGGCGCAGGAGCGCGCCTACCCCGCCAACCAGTGGGCCAGCTACAAGCAATGGCATGGTGCCGGCGCGCAGGTCCGCAAGGGCGAGCGCGGCACGCTCATTGTCTATGCCGGCCAGACGGTCGTGCGCGATCCGGCGGAGGGCGGCGAGGAGAACGAGCGCACCATTCGTTTCCTCAAATGCTCGCACGTGTTCAACGCCGCCCAGGTCGACGGCTACGAGCTGCCCACCGTGGAGCGGCCCGACCTGGCCGAGCGCCTGGCCCATGCCGAGCGCTTCGTTACCGCCACCGGCGCGGATATCCGCTATGGCCAGGGCCGCGCCTTCTACTCGCCGAGCCATGACTTTGTCGGCATGCCCGACTGGGACCAGTTCAAGGACACCGATGGCGCGACCGCCACCGAAAACGCTTATGGCGTGCTCCTCCACGAGCTGACCCACTGGACCAAGCACGAGCGCCGGCTCGACCGCGACTTGGGCGGCCAGCGCTTCGGCGATGACGGCTACGCGATGGAGGAGCTGGTTGCCGAGCTGGGCGCGGCCTATCTCTGCGCCAGCCTGGGCATCGCCGCCGAGCCCCGCGCCGATCATGCCCGCTATATCGAGAATTGGCTGGGCGTCTTGAAGGCCGACAAGAAGGCGATTTTCACCGCCGCCGCCCGCGCCTCCGACGCGGCGGAATACCTCGAAGCCTTCCAAGGCCTGGCCGCCCTCAACGACCGCAAGGCCGCCTGACGCAGCGCAGAGGGCGCGGCCCGCCCTGGCAGGCCGCGCCCTCGCCGATGCGCCAGCATCAATCCGAGCCACTGCCACCAAGGAGATACGACCATGCCACGCTACGAAACAGCCTACGAGCTGAAGTACCACCACCGCGTCGTCGTCGGCATCGAGGCCGACAGCGAGGAGGCCGCCATCGAGAAGGCCGAGAAGGCATTTGAGGCCGGCACGATTTGGGACAACGCCCCCGACAGGCCGCTGCTCTATGACGATTTCTGCGAGGACGAAGGCGAGCTGCACTGGGAGGCCGACGAAATAGACGGCGACGCCTGGCCCGAGCCCGACGCCAGCGTGGCTGCACTCCGCAGGCACAACGCCTCCGAGGACATGCTCGGCGCGCTCTGCGCCGCGCGCGACGAGCTGGAGATTTGGGCCGAGGGCGCGCGCAAGCAGGGCGGAGATCGCGGCACCGACCTTGCCCTCGCCGACGTCAACGCGGCAATAGCGGCCGCCACCGGCAAACTCGCGCCGCTCTACGACGTCGCCAGCTTCGGCCCCGCCGGCGAGGTGATCCAGATCATCAAGGCGGTCGCCCTCGACCAGGTCGAAGAGCTGCGCGCCTGGCTCGTCGAGTTCAACCCCAACGCCTTTATGATCGACTGGCGGCCGCACGAGGCGGAGGCCTGACCAATGCGCCGCCGCCCCTACACGCGCGGCCCGGCCGGGGAGCCCACGCTCCCCGGCCTCGCGCGGCCCGAGCCGGCAACGCCGGCACCGACCGAACCGCCACCGCAATCCGGCATCGACGGCTTGCCGTTGTTCGATCCCGGCATGCGCGGGCAACTTGATCTTGAGGACCTGAAGAAGGAGGATTGACCGTGACCACCGCAACGAAACTGGCCAGATCACCCCATGAGCGCAGCATGACGCCTGAACACTTCCGCGCCTGGCGCGACCGCATGAAAATGACGCAGAGCCAGGCCGCCGAGGCGCTCGGCGTGTCGCTCTCCTCCATCCAGCTCTACGAGGGCACCTGGACGCCCACCGGCGGCCGCAAGGGCGAGATATCCAAGACCGTGCGCCTGGCCATGGCGGCGCTGGAGGCTGGCATTTCGGACCCCGGCTAGCCCGATCACCCATGGCGGTCGTCGACCCCGTTGGCCACGATCATCGCGCCGCCCACGAGCATCAGCGCCATCGCCACGACGACGCCGAGCAGGTAGACGAAGATCGCCAGCGTGCCGGCATCGCGCGGCACATTGGCCAGCAGCACCGACAGCAGGCCGAGCGCCGCCAGCAACAGCGCCAGCCCGGCGAGCCGCCAGCCCCAGCCGCGATGTGGCCGCGTCACGGCAACACCCCCAGCACGTCGCGCCACCACCACAGGGCGGACGGGTGCCCGGCATGCGCCAGGGCGTAGGACACGCCGCCGCAAAAGCCCAGCCAGGCCAGGGCCAGGAACACGTAGAGCTTCGTCATCCGATCACCAGCCCCTTTCCGGGATGCGCGTCTGCAAAGGCTCTGAGCACCCGCGCCAACTGGCCGAACTTCATCTTGCCGACCTGATCGAAGGCATCAGGCACCAGCTTGCGGAACTCTGCCGCCTGCCATGCCTTGGCGCGCTGATAGCTGCATTCCGAAACGTTGCCGATGGTCGGTGGCCCGTCGCCCCATTCGACCGGGTCGTGAGGACAGCGGTCCGGTGGCTCGGTGTCGATCCAGAACTTGTAGGGATGCGGATCGCCGCAGACCGGGCACACGGTTTTACCCATCGCTCATCTCCGCATCCGCCTTGGCATAAACATCTTCAAGCTCGGGCTCGTGCCGCCACTTCTCGATGACTTCCGAGAGCCAATCCAGATCGTTGGTTGAGCCGAAATAGACGCGGTCGCCTTCATCCTCCGCGCCGTCCACGGCATTCACCGCCGCGAACCAAAGCTCTGAGAGCGCATCAAACTGCGACATCGCCCTCTCCAAACACCGCATCCAGCGGCAGCAGCCAGCACCGCGTCGCCACCCCCTCGAAGCGCAGATTGCCGGCGCGCGCGTCGAGCACCCGCATGCAGGCCTGCACCCAGCCGCCCACCGCGCCCGAGCGCGCCGCCCAATGCGTGCGCTCGAACAGATGCGCCAAACCTTGGTGGTTGTTCGCCAGCGCCAGGAACTGCACCGCCGCCCCATCCCCGGCGGCCTCGCCCTGCCCTAGCTCGTGCACCTTGATCCCATAGGTCTGCAACGCCGCCTGCGCGCCCTCCGGCGTATCGACCGGGTCGACGGTCTCGCGCTTCGCCGCCGCCATCACCGCCCCGGCCACGGTCACCCGCTTGTTGCCCCGGTAGACGTCGAGGATCGAGGACAAAAGATGCCGCACCATCCGCTCATGGTCGGCGGCATCGTCGGTGCGCGCGGCAATCGCCTTCGCCCCCAGATCGGCGGTCCAGGCGTCCAGCGTGTCGGGATCCGGCGGACCGTCGAACAGCAGCAGATCGGCGCAGGCCAGCAACGTCCCGAACTGGTCCGCGCCTCTTGCTGCATGAGCGCCGCCCGCCGCCAGTTGTTGCCGCCAGGTCTCCAGGGTCACCGCGAACCGCGGCCAGCCCATCAACAGCCGTCGTTTCAGCCCCCGCCCGATCTCGCCGATCGCCGCCGGGTCGAGCCGCAGCTCCGGCAACGCCCCGCCCTTGGCCGCGCGCAGCTCGCGCAGATCCATCAGCGTGATCCGCGACAAATCCTGGCTCTGCAATGGCGGCACGTTGATCGAGCTCAGCAAGAAGGCCGAGCGAACGGTGAACGTATGCCCCTTATGGTCGGAGCCGCCCCGCGCCACGATGCTGCCCGAGGCTGCCTGGCGCGCCAGGCGCACGATCTTGCCCAGCGTCCGGTTGTCTTCTTCCGCTTCCGCTTCGTCGATGGCCACCGGCAGGCTGGCATGCGCCAGCGTCTGGCGCACCCCCGCCTCGGTCGGATCGGTGACGCTCAAGAGCCCGTCCTGCAACACGTATTTCAACAGCTTTTGCAGCGTCGACTTGCCCGTCGCCTTGTCCCCGGTCAGCCACAGCATCGGCCGCCAGTCGAGCGCCCCGCCCAGCAGCGCCGCCCCGATCCAGCCGAGCAGCAGGATCGCGTCGGTCTCGTCGCGCGCCCAGTGCCAGGTCTTCAGCAGCTCCAGGAGCTGCCCCGCCGGCCCGGCCTCCCCGGCCACCGCCCTCTCCACCGGCTGCGGCAACGCCGCCGAGGCCGGATAGACGAAGCGCCCGATCTGATCGGGCCGCGCGGCGCACTCGGCGCTTGTCCCGCTTGCGCCCTGCACGACGATATCCCCGCAATGGAAGATCAGCTCGCCATGCTCGCCCAGCCAGCCGCCGGGTCCCCTCACACGTCCCTGCACGTCCCATACTCCTTTTCGTGAACACGCCGCCATCAGCGTCTCGGCGGCGTCCTCGCCGTCCCAGCCGATGATCTCGGCGTTCTTGTTGTGGCGCGGGAAATGCGCCCGCAGCTCGCCGAGGTGCCGGCCGTACAAACTCCGGATCACGTTCTTGTTGTGGTCCTTGGCCGGCACGTCCCGGAGCTGGTTGAGCGCGTCCAGATACCAGTAGAGCGCGCCCTGCACGCCCAACGGCGTCACCGGGCAGTCCTCCGGCAGCCCCGCCGCCGGTACCAGCGCGCGGCCGCCACCGTGGTCCTGCGCCGGCGGCGGCTCGGGCGGCGGTCCAGCCGCCTCGCCGCGCCACAACGAGCCCAGCGTCGGCGGCGGCGGCGCTTCTTCCACGCGCGCCGGCACGGCCACGGCGTCGTCGATGACCTCGCGCACCGCCGCCAGGGGATTGCTGAAGGGCGCTGGCACCTCGTCGGTCATACTTCGACCCCGAGCTTGCGCTTGACCAGCGCGATGCAGTCGCCCACGGTCACCGCCGCCTCGAAGGTCTCGTTGCTGATCTCGATCCCGAAGGTGAGCTCGAACTCCATGGTGAGCTCCACCGCGTCGAGGCTGTCCGCGCCGAGCGATGCCAGCACGACCTCGGGCCTTGGCGGCTGCACATCCAACGTCTCGGAGACGAGGCGCGTGACCTCGGCCTCGACCATGCCGGCGTCCCAGAGAACGCTCATTGGGCCGCCTTTTCCTGCGCGGCCAGCCGCTCAAGTCGGTCGATCTCTGCGGCGATCAGCGCGCCGGCGCGCACCAGGTCGCGGATCCGATCTTTAGGGTTCCACCACCGCCAATCCCACGGCCAAAGTTTGACCTCACCGCCCCGCCGACCGCTGTGAATCACCGGCTGGCCCAGCGCGTAGCAGGCCGCAGCTTTCGCAAGCTCGCCATCGACATGCTCATCGTCGTGCCCGGCCGTCCAAACCTCTTCGTCGACTTGGCGCCGCCGTTCGGCCGCAATTAGGCCCACGCCATCAACCAAGTTGCCGCTCAGGTTGTCTAGCGCAGCTTGGAAGTGGGCCGCATCCAGCAGCCAACCGGCACGATCCTCAGTGGCTTTGGTGTGCGAGATCCGAATACAGTTGTCTCGACGCGCGGCTAACCAGTCGATCAGTTCTCGCGGTGCGTCTCGCTGCTCACCGGCCATCGATCAAGCCCCCTTTCGCCCAATTACCCAGGCATTCGTTTACGGCCCGCCGGTGCGGCCGGCGATACTGCGCCAACGGATCCCGGTAGAAACGGCCGTTCAGGTCACGGGCATTGACGGCGTAGCGCGCGCTCACTTCCACGCCCGCATCCTCCGCCTCTTGCATCAGCAACACGAAGCGCCGCTGCCATTGGAGCGGCATTGCCTGAAGCACCGACCGGGGCATCACGAAGTAGGACGCATAAGTCAGCCCGAACCACATATGGATCGGCTCGTCGCTGTCCGACGCCGTGGGCGGCAGGCTAATCCCCATCTCGGCCGCCAGCTTTTCCTCTTCACGCATTCAAGCCCCCTTTCGCACCATGTCGTTGATGTCCTTCACCCCCGCCGGCGGCGGCGCCAGGCGCACGTTCACGCCGAGACGCTGAAAATGGTCGATCGCCCGGTCGAAGGCCGCCAGCGCCTGGGCCTTGTCGTCGTTCTGGCGCAAGAGGATCACCTCGGCGATCCCCGGCGGCAGCGCCATCGCGCCCATGTTCGAGAGCGACACCGCCACCAGCACCCGGAGCTCCGGGCGCGCCAGCACCGCTGTCAGCCCATCCTCGATGCCCTCGGAAATGAGACACCGCCGCAACGGATGATCGACCGGGATCCCGCCATGCTTTTGCGCGTGCGGCTCGATCGCGCGGTCGAGCTCGCGCCAGCGCGGCCCGGCCCGGACCTCGCCCGTCGCCGGGTCGGCATGTTCCCCGTTCCACAGGCGAATGCAGCCGCCGGCATATCGCCCGTAGCTCTTCTTGCTGTCCGCCCCGTCGCGGCCGAGCGGCCGCTTGACCCACGAGCCATCGGCGCGCGGCATCAGAAACGTCCGGTGCACCCCGGCAAAGGAGCCATCCGCCGCCGCGATCGCGGCCACGAGCCCCGGCGCGGTGATCGTCCGTTCCCCGTCGACGGTCTTGAGCGCGCCATGAAAGCGCAGCGAACGCACCGGGCGGTCCAAACGCCGCAGGTCGATGCCGCGGCCCATGAGGTATGAAGCCGCCGGCGTGCCGATAAGATCCGCTTGCGCCTCGATGAAGAGCTTTTGCGCCCGGCCCGCTACTTTCTTGGCTTCGGCCTCGGCCGAGCGCTGCGATGCCTTGCGTTTCGCCGCCGCCTGGCGCCGGCGCGTTTCCAGCGTCCTGGGATCGACCTTGTCGTCATAGCCCAGGAAGGCCCGCGCCCAGCGCGCCGCCTGGCCCTTGTCGCCGGCGGTGACGAGATAAGCCACCAGGTCGATCATGTCCCCCGCCGGCCGGCCCGCCACGCCCCAGTGGCAGAACACCCCCGCCTTGGGGCCGTTCAAGCACACCTTGAGACTGTCCCCGAGCCCGCCCTTGGCCCGGCGCGCGTCGACCCAGTCCTTCCCCTCGCGCCGGCCCGCCGGCAACAGCCGGCGGCAGACGTCCTCGGCCCGGTCGGCGAGCTCCTGCGCCAACTGCCCGATCGACACGAGGGGCGGACGGGTGTTCATCAGCCGGCGAGCGTCCAGTCGTCGGCCAGCAGGTCGGTCTGCGAGGCCACCCAGGGCACGCAATCGCCCTGCGCGGTCTTCATGTCGATATGCGCGTGGTAGTCGATCTCCGTGCCCTCGGGATAGATCCCGAGCAGCGGCTTGCGGTTCACGGTGAAATGCGAGCCGGCGACCAGGTAGAGGAACATGCCGTTGCCGTTCCAGCCCACCCGCGCCACGCGCTTGCCATCCTTCAGCGCCGTCAGCGCCTGCGAGAAATCCATGCACTCATCCATCGGTCTTGCTCTCCTTCGGTGTTGTGCGCTCACGGCCAGACGTAACGGCCGTGGCCTCTGACGCGCCGGTCGCCCGGCGCATTACCAGCCCGCCTTTGCGGACATGATCCTGCATCGCCACCGACATGGCCGCGATCTCAGGCTCCGGCGGCTTGTACCATTCGTGCGACGCCCGCATTTTCTGATCGAACACCCGATAAAAGCTGCTCTGCATCCAGCCCTTGCAGGTCAGCGTCGCCTCGCAGCCGATCATGAACGGCGTGACGCCCTCATCCAGGTCGACGCTCACGATGTGGCCGCAGCACTCCTGGCACACGTAGATGTTCTTTTGCCCCTTGAAGCTCGGCGGTTCCGCATTCGCCGCCGCCAGCGCCGCCGCTGGCGGCCGCCGAAGGTTCGGTCGTTTCCTTGCCTGTCCCATCTAAACCTCCGTCTCGTCCCGCGCCATTCGCGCCTGCCACACGAGTTCCTCGCCGAGCCTCTCGGCCGCCAGCAGGTCCTCGAACTCGATCGGCGCGCCGTTCAGCACCGCCTTGACGAAGGCCGCCTCGCGCGCCCCGATCACCAGGAACAGCCGCCCGCCCTCGCGCTCGACGCGCAGCGTGGCGCGGTGCGTGGTAAGGCGGCCGGCGCTCATGCCATCACCTTCGCCGCCGCCCGGGCGGCCAGGTCTCGGCGCTTGACCTCGGCGACGTCGCCGGCGTCGATATCTCGGAAGCAGCTGCCGCCCGGCGCGAAGCCCTTTGCCGTGGCGCCCGCCGCCCGTTCCGCGCGCTTGATCCAGTCGCCGTAGTCGCGCGCCAGCGCCTGCACGAAGGCCTCGACCCGGCGGATCCCCTTATCGCTCGCCGTGATCGCCGCCTGGTGCTCGCGTTTCTCCGGCGGCCGCTTGACCAAAGCCGAGATCATGCCGCGCCGGTCGAGCCCCGGATCCGCCTTGAAGAGGATCGACAGGGCGCGGATCGCCAGCGCGCGGATCTCGCCGCCGCGCGCCGGGAAGGCGTCGGCCAAGGTTTCGAGCGCCGCCACCGCCGCGACCTCGCCGTGGCTCTTCAACAGATCCCGGATCGTGGTCAGCGCCATCGTCACGCGCGGCTTCATCATCGTCTTGGGGATCGGATAGCGCGGCACGATCACGCCCGCCTTGTCGCAGGCCGCCTTGATCGCCAGCGCGTCGGGATCCCCCGCCACCAACTTGGCGTGGTGCATCTGGAACGGATTGACCTGGACGCGGCCGCCATTGATCGCAACGAAGCTGTCCGCCTCCTCCGCCAGGCTGTCGGTCGCCACCACATAGGCCGGCACCTCGCCCAGCCCGACGATCTTCGCCGCCTCGACCCGGTGCTGCCCGTCGAGCACGGCATAGCGCCCGCCCTCGCGCGGCGTCAGCGTCGGCGGCTGGAAGCGCCGCCAGTGGAAATCGCGGGCCAGGCGCTCGATCACGTCCTGTCCGCGTTCGCTGGAGATCGCCCGCTGGTAGCGCTCGTCGACGTCGAGCAGATCCAACACGACCCAGGCGAGCTCCGGACGCGGGCCGATCGCCGCGTTCATAGCCCCCGCCTTTCAGATGAAATCCGGCCGTGCCCCCCTTGCCCTCGCGTTAGAATGAGCGCCTCTCGGCGCCCCCCGTCCCACAGGGCTGGCAGGGGAACTTGGTTTGCTCCGGCGGGCCGGGTCGCCGGCTTGAAAGGCAGGACGGGGGCCAAACTCATATCGATGATGCCTTCGGCTGCGGCTTGACCTCGCGGAACCACGAGCCGCGCACCCGTTTCCAGCTCTCGCCGGAGTTGATGTTCTGGACATGACCGACGCCGGATTTGAACGGCCGGTCGATCAGGTTCATGGCGGCGGTCTTCTTGCGCTTGTGCCCCATCAGCTTCCAGCCGGTCCGGCGCTGCCAGAGATCGCAGCGCCACGGCTCCTTGCCATCCCCGCTCACGGGCTCGCCTCAACGCTCGCCTGCTCCGCTTCGCCGTTCGCCTTGGCCGCGAGCTCGGGCAACTTGTAGAAGTGGTTGGGCTGGACCTCGCCGTCGCTGATGACGTAGATCTTGACCATGTGCTCGGGACGCGGTCGCCGAAACTCCGGATCGTCTGGATCCAGGCAGTAGCGGCGCGAGTTCTGGGGCGCGTCGAGGCCGACCGCCTCGCCGAGCTGGCGATAGGACCAATTTCGCTTGTTTCGCAACGCTTCGAGCGCCGTTTCCACAAGATGTCTCCGTTTTGGCGACATTGACCACAATATGTAGTGGGTTTCGGCATTACTCCATATTGGAGTATATTGCAAGCATGATTAGCGTGGCTTGGTGTGAGCACCCGTCTCCGAATTGGAACATTGTTGGCCGCATGGAAAGCGGCAACACCGACAACGTTTCAAGGCGCGCGCTCGATCTCGGCAACGACGAGGACGGCGAGGATTGTGGCGGCAAGCCTCAGCCGGCCGAGGTCCGCCCGCGCGGTCGCCCGCGCGCCACGCCGGCATCGAACCAGGCGCCCAACCGCATCCGCGAGCTCCGCGACATGCGCGGCCTCTCACAGGAAGAGCTCGGGGATCGCGTCGGATTATCCCAGCAACAGATCGGCTCGCTGGAGCGCGGTCAGCGCGGCCTCACCCTGGTCGCAACGCAGAAGCTCGCCCACGCACTGGAAGTCGCGCCGGCCGATCTGCTGCCCGACGTCGTCGGCGTCTCCGTGCCGGTGGCGATGATCGCCGCGTCGAGCTTCGACGAAGCCAGGCCCGACAGCTTCGACATCGCCGGCCCGCACAATTGGGTCAAGCCGACCAGCGCGGTGAAGCGCCCGCAGAATTGCTTTGCCATCCGCGTGATAGACCAGCATTGCGACCGCCTCTATCCGGCCGGCTCGCTACTGGTTGTGCGGCGGCTGGAAGCCCAAGACGGCCCGATCCCGATCGGCGCCAAGGTGGCCGTGCGGCACTACCGATCAAACCGGGGCGGCGGCGAGACCATGGAAATTCTGATCGGTGTGGTCGACCGCCCGGTGACCGGCGATCTCAGCATCCACATCCGCAGCACCCGGCGCGACATGCCGGGCGCCGTCACCATCCAAGCCGCGCCCCGCGGCAACAGCGGCTTGGGCGAGACCGGTTATCTCGACCTGCCCCGCGAGCGCGAGATCCATTACGCGCCCACCGACAACGACCCCGCCGAGATCCTCGGCGTGGTGGTCGAGGCGATCACGCCGGAATAGTTACTTGCAGGGATAGCGGCGATTTAGGACGTGCTGAACCACAACGACAGTCGGTTCCGTGAAATTCCGGGGCGACCCGACATCTTTCAACAATTGGTTTATCAGCGCCTTGATGCTCGTGCTCGCCGGTACGCAGTAACGATCTTTCCTGTCCAAAAAACCCTGCATCGCCGCATGGCCTTGGAGATACCCTACGCATCTGCCGGCCCGTAGGCTGGCGCCGACCATCCGGGCAGCCTTCACACCAAGCTCGATCTTTGTCCGCGCTTTCCTCAACGCCTGCCGGTGGAGCTGAAGTTCAAGTGTGTTTTGGCACTGGATCATTAACTCGGCCAAGGTCACACCTGCCCTAGCGGGGCCGACGTGGACCATCACCCAGCATACGATTGCAACCCATAAAACTGCCCGCATAACGCCAAAGTAGAGCATCTGGCGCTCAGCAATTATCTAAATTACCGAGCATCGACTTGACGTTTAACTCCATTTTGGAGTATATCGTCACGCCCATGACCGATATCCCGCCGCAAGTGCACGCCGTGCACGCTGTCCCCGAGCCCGCCACCAACGACACGGCCCCGCCCGAAAGCGCTGCCGCGCTCGGCGAGGTCGCCCGGCTCGACGCGCTGATCGAGCGCATGGCCCGCGTCTACGCCGCCAAGGCCTACCGGCGCGGCGACTGCACCAGCGACGATCTCTGCGAATACGGCTTCGACCGGCACGACGTCCGCAAGTACTGGGGCGAGATCGTCGACCGCCACCACCAGCACCTCGACACGCTGAACCAGGAGAACCGCTGATGTCCTTCACCGTAGCCGATCCTGCCGCCCGCCCCCAGGCTACGCCTGATCTGGCCGGCAGCCGCCGCACCGTCCTGCGCGATGGCCCGCGCCCCGTCGACGTCCATGTCGGCTCGCGGATCCGGCTGCGCCGCACGATGTTGGGCATGAGCCAGGAGAAGCTCGGGGCTGAGCTCGACCTCACCTTCCAGCAGGTCCAGAAGTATGAGCGCGGCACCAACCGCGTCGGCGCCTCCCGCCTGTGGCAGCTCTCGTGCATCCTCGACGTGCCGGTGTCGTTCTTCTTCGACGACATGCCGCCCGAGATCCCCGGCGCCACCCCTCAAAGCAACGGCGAGGCGGTGCCGCTCGCGCCCGGCCGCGCCGACCTGGAGCTCATGCGCAACTTCCACAACATCAAGAACGAGCGCACCCGCGACGGCATCTACAGCCTGATCCGCACGCTCTCCAAGGTGCCGGCGGAAGAGGCCGCGACGGAGGCGAGCTGACCGATGGCGGAGCGCATTCTCACCACCGAGCAAATCGACGAGATCGTCGATCTTCGCGAAAAGGGCCATTCCTACAAATGGATCGCAGATAAGCTCGGGGTCTCGCCCGGCTGCGTCTCCTGGCATTGCCTGGAGAAAGCGGCGGAACCGCCAAACCCGGTCACGCCCAGGCCGGTGCCGACCGAGGCCAAGATTGAATATCGGTTCGGGCACACGATACGCCGCTTTACCGTCGAAGAGGACGAAGAACTTTTGCGGCTGGAGGCCACCGGCATGAATTTATCCAAGATCGCCAAGGCCTTGGGTCGCAAGCGCAACTCCATCACGGGGCGGCTGATGTCCCTCGCGCGGCGCGAAGCTCGCCTGGAGGCCGCTCAATGACCACACTCGGCGACCGCATCAAGGCCGCGCGCAAGGATGCCGGGCTCACCCTGCGCGACGTCGTCAAGGCGGGCGGGTTCAGCCTCGGCAATCTGAGCGACATCGAGAACGCCAAGATCACCGACCCCGGCTTCGCCACCGTCGCCAAGCTGGCCGACACCCTCGGCACCACCGTCGCCGAGCTCAACGGCGAGCCCGCCGGCGAGCTCTTCGAAGTGCCCTGGCGCATGCTGATCGGGCCGCGCCGCAACCCACGCGGCGACGTCGACCCCGGCCAGCTCGACGGCCTGGCCAACTCGATCGACGCCAAGGGCATCGAGGTGCCGCTGCTCGGCCGCCGCGCGCCGGCCGGCTTCGTTGAGATCGTCGCCGGCGAGCGGCGCTGGCAGGCCTTCGCCCGCCTGGTCGGCGCCGGCCGCCGCCAGGACACCGACACGCTGCCGGTGCGTATCCGCGACTATTCGGACACCGCCGCCCTCGAAGCCGGCCTGGTGGAGAACCTGGAGCGCCAGGACATGGCTCCGCTGGCCGAGGCGCGCGCCTACAAGATGCTGCGCGACGACGACGGCCTATCGACCGCCGACCAGGCCAAGCGCTTCGGCAAGTCCAAGCGCCACATCCAGTCGCGGATCCAGCTCGTCGAGCGGCTCCAGCAACGCACCCAAGACGGACTGAACGCCGGCAAGATCACCCTCGCCCAAGCCGAGGCGCTCGCCCAGGCCCCGCAGGACATCCAAGAGCCGCTCTACCACCGCGCCCGGCGCGGCGAGCTGCGCACCGAAGATCAGATCCGCGCCGCGATCGAGGAGGTCGCCGAGGCGGAAGCGCAAGAACCCATGTTCTCCGATAACGAGGGGCAGCCCGCACCGTCCATCTCCGCTGATGGTGCACCTGATGATCGCGGGCAGCCCGAACCGTCCGGCCCGGATACCGACGCGGCGCCGGACGCGCCGCCGGCGGATCGTGAACGAAGCGTTCAACACGACGACACCCCGCCGGCGGCATCTTCTCCCAGTGATCTCGATGATCGGCCCGCCACCCAGCCGATCGGCAACACCAGGCCGCCGTCCCTGCCCGCCGGCCAGGCCGCCACCGTGGCCGATCCCACCGATCCCGACGCAGAAGAGCGCCGCCGTCTCTGCGACATACCGCCGGAGCTGCGGCGCGCCGCCGATCCCGACGCCCCGCGCTTCACGGTCACGATCGAACACACTTACGCGGCTGGCATTGTCCAACAGCCCGGCACCGACCTCGCCGCGTTCGACCTAGCCGCGTTCATAGCCGGCACGTCGCGGGACCCCAACGTTATCCGCCGCATCGTCATCGAGCGCGAGGAAGGCGAAGACACCCCATGAGCGAGTTCTGGGTCGTCGTTCTGCTCATCACCGCGACGGTCCTGGCCGCCGCGCTCACCCCGTGGCTTGGAGCGCACCCCGGATGAAACGCCGCGATCCCATCGACGATATCGACGAGACCGAGTTCACCGTGCTTTTCATCGTCGTGCTCGCCTGGATCGTCGCGACGGTCCTGTTCGTCGAGTGGCTGAAATGAACGACGCGCCGCCGCTCCCCGCCGGCCCCTATGTGCCGCGCGCCTATCTGCTGAAGCACCAGGTCGCCAAGATGCTGCGCCTCACCGGCAACAAGTTCACCCGCCGGCGCGCCGCGCTTGAGGCCTTGGGTTTCCCCAAGCCGGTGACTTGGGTGCGGCACCCCGAGCAATGGGACCCGCTGGCGATCGCGCTCTGGCAGAACGCGCAGATGTCCGAGGCGCACCAGGCCGAGCTCGCGCGCATCCTGCGGGCGGAAAGCGGCGAGGCCGAGCCGGCGCCCTTCGATGTCGACGCGGCCGTGAAGCGCGCCATGGCCGACACGCCGGCTTGACGCCGGAAACGATCCGGCATTCACTGCGGCCGGGAGATCGCACCATGGCCAAGTTTCAGATCCGCTATCTCGTCGCCAAGAACGGCCCCAAGGGACCGGACGGCAAGCCGCTCTACACCCGCCACTACTGGCAGCCCGACAAGAAGCTCCGCGAGCACGGCTTCGGGACGCTGCGCCTCGCCGACGACGAGATCACCGCGATCGCCGAGGCTGAAACTAAGAACGCCGAGCTCGACGCCTGGCGCGCCGGCGACGACGCACCCAAAAAAGCGCCCCGCCGCCAGTCCGGCACCGTCCGCGATCTGATCGCGCGCTACATGGCCTCGCCCAAATGGCAGCGGCTGGCGCCGTCGAGCCGGTCCAACTACGCCATCATGTTCGATCACATCGAGCGCATGCTGGGCGACCAATACGTGCCGTCGCTTCACACGGGCGGCCTGGAGGCCGTGCTCGGCGCCTTCGCGCAAGTCAATCCCGGCACCGTCAAACAGGTCCGCGCCGTGCTGCGGCTGCTGCTCGGCCGCGCCAAGGCCCTCTACGCGCCGGGCGAGCCAGGCTACACCACCCACAACCCGGCCGAGGGGCTAACGCTGCCGCCGATCGCCAGCGAGTACATGCCGGTGCTCTGGCCCCGCCAGGCGGTCGACCACCTGGTCGCCACCGCCGACGCCATGGGCCTGCCGGCAATCGGCGACGCCGTGCGCTTGAACGAGTGGCTGGGCCAGCGGACCGCCGACGTGCTGCTGCTGCGGCGCTCGGTGCTCGACGCCGGCGCCTTCGTCTTCGGCCAGCGCAAGACCCGCGCCGCCGTGCACCTGCCCTTCGCCAAGGTGCCGGCTTTGCAGGCCCGCGTCGACGATGCCCTCGCCCGCCAAGCCGCGCGCGGCCGCACCGGCGACACCAACGTCCAGGCGACCACCATCATCGCCGACGACACCGGGGCGCCGTGGACGCCGAGCGCCTTTCGCCACCACTTCGCCAAGGTCCGAGGCGAGGCCGCCAGGACGCAGCCGAGCTTCCCGGCAGGCTATGTTGTGCTGGGCGGCGACGGCGTTGAGGAGATCGCCGAGATTGAAACGGCTGCGCTGCGCTTCGGTCACCTCCGGCACACGGCGATCACCCGCATGTCCGAGGCCGAGCTCACGCCGCAAGCGATCGCCACGATCTCCGGCCACGCGATCTCGACGGTCAATACGATCCTCGACCGCTACCTGATCCGCACCACCAAGCTGGCCGAGACGGCTTTCGCCACCCGGCTGGAGCACGAAAAGCGAACCGATTGAGCGGAAGAGTTGGACAAAATCCTAATCTGTCCAACTCCCACCTTTTGTTCCCCGCAGAAACTCTAAGGTTTTGCTAATCCGGCATTAACCATGTGTTAAGCACGGATCGCTACCGTTGGATTGACTGCAAGACGACAAGAGGCAGCTCGCTGCCGGAGGGTATCAGAATGCGCTCAATCGTCATCGCCTTCGCCGCGCTATTGATCGCGACGCCCGCCCTTGGGGCCGGAATGGCGTGCCATAACCGTGGCACCGTCAAGCAGCACCTCTCGAAGAATTACAAAGAAAAATCGATCGCCCTCGGCGTCGCCAACAACGGCGGCGTTGTGGAGCTGTTCACGGCCAAGGACGGCAGCACCTGGACGATCGTCATCACCTTGCCAACCGGTCCGACCTGCCTGATCGCCGCCGGCAAGGATTGGGAGGATTTGCCGAAAGTAAGCTACGGCAAAGCACTGTAA